GAGAAAACAGATAAAACACGATTTGTAAGTGGTTTTAGGAAATCTTACATATTACCAGATGATGTTAAAGAAAAAGATATCATAGGTAAGGTTGAGAATGGAATATTAGAACTGATATTACCAAAAGACAAGAAAAAAACTTTGGAGAGGTTAATTTCTCTAAATTAAAACTAAACCCCACTTATGTGGGGTTTTTTATTTGATATTTATATGTTATATTATTCATAAAAAGATTATGGCAATTTTATCAGAAAAAATCGAGGGTAACATGATTGAGGTAATTATTGAATCCTCAAACCTGAAATTAGCATCTTACAATACCGAATCAAGGGATTTATCGGTGACTTTTAATAGTGGTGCTATTTATGAGTATAATAACGTTCCATGGGAAATGTTCACAAAATTCAGAATGGCTAAATCCCAAGGAAAATACTTTAATGAGAATATCTCAAGAAGTTATAAATATACCAAAGTAGGATGAGTTTATTTGAAGAATTGATTGAGGATAGGGAGGGAGATGAAAAGATAGTAAAATCTTTTAAAACAAAGGATACACTGTGTTCATTGATTTTTCATAGACCAACCTTAAAAATGAGGGAAGATCTCAGAAAAAGGTTATTACAAATATCTGATGACTTTATTGAATCCTTAGGTGTTGAGTTTTTTATACACGATATAGTCCTCACCGGATCATTAGCAAATTACAATTGGTCTGAATACTCTGATGTCGATTTACACATTATAATTGATTATTCCGATATAAAAGGTAACGATGGTTCTGAGACATTTAAGAACATCATTAAGGAATTTTTTGATGCGAAAAAAAATGTATGGAATGAAAAACATAATATTAAAATTAAAGGGTTTGATGTTGAACTTTATGTTCAAGATATCAATGAACCACACATTTCCTCAGGGGTTTATTCTGTGTTAAACGATGAATGGATTATTCAACCCAAGAAAGAAACACCTAATATTGATGATAGAAAGATTTTAGATAAGGGTGAGGAATTCGCTAAAAAAATAGATAATCTTGTTGATTCAGATGAAAAAGAAAATGTTTTATTAAAGATTGAGGATTTAAGAAAGAGGATTAAAAAATTCAGACAAAGTGGTTTAGATTCAGGTGGAGAGTATTCTTATGAGAATTTAACCTTCAAATTATTAAGAAGAAACGGATACATAAAGAAACTATTAGATTTAAAAAATCAAATAACGGACAAAAAATTGTCCATAACACAATAAAGAGACTTATTTTTTTCTATATATCTATGTATTTATAGGATAAGAATAAGTCAATCTTAATTTTTAAAAAATGGCAGATTTAAAACCAATAGGTAGTGAAAAGTTATCGGGTGATGATAAATTAAAAAGAATCCTCGAATTAGCGTACTACAAAAACTCGAATAATAAAACCACAAAAACTTCACCTGAATTGGTGTCAGAAACCAAAACTGGTGGTGTATATGGTATTGTCAGAGAAAAGGACGGGTACTATGTAAAAAGAGGTTTAAACGAACAATCTTTGGATTACATAGGTGGAATGTTTATGAAGAACAAAAACAAGTTTTCATCATACGCAGAAGCACTTAAAAGATTAGAACTTTTAAAGGGACAAGAAGATTTACAAGAAGCAACAAAATATGTTTTGAAAACAAAACCTTCTCAAGAAGAAGCCCCTATGGCTGAACCATCAATGGATTTACCCCCAGCTGCACCTTCGGATGCATCTAGTGAGTTACCTCCTATGGCTACAGAACCTTCTGCAGATTCACCTGCACCTGACATGGGGTCATCTGAAATGGGATCAATGGAAGAACCATCTATGGGACCTGAGGGTGAAGAAGGTGGTGAGTCTAAACGTTCTGACTACATGGCTGAAGTTCAAAAATTCGCTGGTAAATTAGGTCAAGAATTAAGAGATCAAAAAGATAGAATGGAAAGTGACGATATTAAGTATGTTTTGAACATGGTTATATCCGCGGTGGATTTGGATAAATTAGAAGACGAAGATATAGAAGAAATAGGTAAGAAGTTCGAAAGAGAAGAAGACGAAATGGGTGGAGAAGAAGAAGTTCCCGCTGAAGAACCATCAATGGGTGACGAAGAGGTTCCTGCAGAAGAACCCGCACCAGAGGAAGATTTAGGTGAAATGGATGCTATGGCAGCTTTAGAATCTTTTGTTGATACTCCGGTTGATATGGTTGGTGAAATGGGTGAAGATGATGAATTAAGAAAATATGCAGATATCGACGAAACTTCTCATATGGACGAAGAAAAAGAAATCGATTTAGATGAAATAAAAAATAGTATAAGCCAGGCGGTTGGTGAAACCTTAAGTAAATATTTTAATCAATAATGGTTTTAATCTATGTTAATGAAATTGGTTCAGATTATAAAGGTCAAAAACAGTACGAATTTATCTTTAGTAAATCAACTGATCTTGACATAGAGGATTGGTTTGTTATACCCGCATCGGCCACACAACAAAGTAAATCACCTGACATTCAATATGTTGATTTAGTTGGTTTACTTAAAAACACAGATTTAGATTTAGAATTAATTCAAAACTCCGATTATTTCGGAGTTATTGATGCTGTAGACAACGTAATTGCGTTAGCTTGGGAAAAATTTGATTTTGATAGTGAGTTTGATAGATTATCATTTAGGTTTGGTGAGTCTGTTGAGTCCGTAACTAAAAAATTGAAACAAAGAAACTATCACTTATTAAAAGAAGAAATAAAATTCAAAGAACTATGAAAAGAAATGAAATGGTGAAAACTCTTTTGAAAGAAGGGTTTTCTGAAAAAACATTAGTAGGGTTTTCTGACAAACAATTGTCTGATTTACATGTAAGACTTTTTGGTGAACAAAATGAGCAATTAAAAAACAAAGGAAGTGTTGTGATGTCAAAAAATGTAAATCCAACCGACGTAAAAAAAATGACAGACCAAGGATTGAATGTAGAATTAAGAGAGAAAAAGTCATCAAAAGAAAATAAAAAAGAAACAATATACGATAAGGCACTTAAAGATTTAGGTGGTGAAGAAGGTGTGATTAAATTTTTTGATAAAGAATTAAAAAAGAAAAAGAAAAGTGGTGTTGTTAAAAAAGAAAATGTAGAAGTTAAAAATTGGTTAGAAACAATTGCTGAAGATAATTTTCATTCCATGACTTCAAAAAGTGAAATTATGGAATTAATTAAAACAAAACTAAACGAAGTTGAGGTTGGTCCAAATGTAAAAAAAGGACACAATGGGGTTCCTGAGTTTATGAGTTATGATGCGATTTCAAATACGGAAGTAAAGGAATCATCACCAACAACAAAACCGGCTCCAACAAAACCTAAGGTTGACCCAGGAACAAAACCAAAAACCCCTTGGTCCCCAAAACCGGGTGAAAAATCTAAACCAAAGGCATTAAAAGAGAAGAAGAATGCAGATAAGTAAAAAAAATTTGTTATCTTTAATAGAAAACAATATTAAAGAAATGGCAATGGATTTTGATACACCTGATAGACCCGATCAAGGTGTTCAGGATAAATTATCTCAAGGTGATACCCCAATGAAAAAAGTTCCATTACCCACTACTGGTGAGGAACCAAATAAGAATTTCCAAGAAGTTTTAGCGTCAGAAAGATACAAACAAGTAGTAGAAAACTTAAGAAGATATCTTGGAGACAATGCACCAATACAACGTGGTATGGAGGGTGTTATGCAACTTCAACAAACATTAATGAACGCACATAATAGTGTGGTTGCAATTGAAAGAGACCATAGAGAAGAGTTAGAACAATTAGCTATTGAATTGGTGATGAAAGAAATGGGTATACCTGAGGGTGCGGTTGAATTTGATGCGAAAATAGTTGGGATGGGTGAGATAGATATGGATGATTTTAATCATGATGAGGAGAATAATGAAAACCCCGAACAAGTAGATATAGAAAATGAAATTGAAATTTTTAATGAGTTACAAAACTTAGATTTAGAAAAGGCGAAAAGAAGAATGATAAACGCAATCATTCAAGGTGCATCTAAAAAAGGTCATTACATGTTTCATTTAGTACCCGAAAGATTAGAACAAATCACAGGCAATCCGAATATTCTTAATTTATATGGAACTTTAATGTCAATAAATGATATAACATATTGGCAGATTAGTGACCAAATGATTAAAAACTTAGGTGGTTCGGCCGGTGGTAAAGAAAGTGCGGAAGGTCCAGAAGAGGAAGGTGGACCAGGAAAAGTTATTGCGAGAGGTATAAACTTTCCTGTTTTAGTACACGAATTAATAAAAGGTACAATGGAATTGATAGCTTTACAAGGTAGACCTGAAGGTGATTTTAGTGATATTGAGAGTTCAGAAGATACGTTAGAAAAAGAAATGTGGGATTTAAGATTAGGTCCAGCAATATGGGATAGAATCAGAAGTCAATTCCCTGAAGATATTCTAACAGATGAAAATAAAGTAGAATTACAAAGTTACTTACTTCTTGAAATTTTTAAACTACCCGCTAAGAATTTCTTAGTGTTTATGAAAGAAGTCCTATCTAATTCAGATAGAGGTAAAAGATTAATGAACCAATTAATGGACGGAATAAACAAAATGTTTAACGACCAAGAGTATGAAGATTCTGTCGCAATGTTTAGAGATGATTTAGAAGATGCAACAGAAGAAACTGAAGATGGTGATATAGATAGTTATTTAAGGTCAATAGGTATCAGTGGATCAATTGATTTTGATGACGATGAAGACGAAGATGATGGTGGTGAGTTGGTTCCCGTAAGATAAACAAAGGTGGTTAATCCACCTTTTTTCATATTTATAATATATGAATTCAAAATTAGAACAATTAAAAGAGTATGCTAAGATTATTAAGGACACACCTTATGCTCTTAAGACATATCTACAAACATTCGATAATACACAAAAAAAGTATGTACCATTAGAATTATTTCCTGATCAAATACAATTATTAAATGATTACGAAAATTATAATGAAAACATTACAAGAAAATATAGACAAGCTGGTGTTACAACAGTTACCGCGGCTTGGATTTCAAAAAGATTACAATTTGCAAAACCAGAAAATCCTGACAGGGTATTATTAATTGCAAACAAACGGGACACTGCGGTTGAAATGGCCAATAAGGTTAGACATTTTTTGGAACAATGGCCCGATTGGATTAATGTTGGGTTTTCTCCTGATAAAAACTCTGAAAGTAGATTTAGATTGAATAATGGTTGTGAAGTTAAAGCGGTTGCAACTTCACCTGACGCCCTACGTGGTTACACCCCAACAATACTTGTATTTGACGAGGCGGCATATATTGAAGCCGGTGAAGACTTTTGGGCCGCTTCCATGGCGTCACTATCTACGGGTGGTAAGATTATATTGATATCAACCCCGAATGGGTATGACCCAATTTATTATGGTGTATATGACCAAGCGATTCGTGGAATTAATGATTTTCACATTACAGATTTACGTTGGTTTAATGACCCAAGATATACAAAAGATTTAGTATGGGTTAAGTGTAAAGATATTTGTCATTATATGTTAAACAGAGAACAATATAATGATGATGAGGTTGTAATGTACAACTTTGATAAAGATAAGTTTCAAGAA